CCCGACCCGCATCCAGGTCGATGTAGTGGATGCGAGGAAGCCGAATGCCGAGCCTTAATGTTCCGCAGGCTCACTTCCTCACGCTGCCACACAAATTCCGCGCATTCGTTGCAGGGTTCGGCTCAGGAAAGACCTGGGTTGGATGCTCGGCGCTGTGTAAGCACTTCATGGAGTGGCCTGGCGTCAACGCTGGCTACTTCGCACCGACTTACCCGCAGATCCGGGACATCTTCTATCCGACAGTGGAAGAGGTGGCCTATGACTGGGGGCTGAAGACCAAGATCAACCAGGCGAACCATGAGGTTCATATTTACAGCGGCCGGCAGTATCGCGGCACTGTGATTTGCCGGTCGATGGAGAAGCCGCAGACCATTGTCGGCTTCAAGATTGGCCATGCCCTGGTGGACGAGCTGGACGTGCTGACGTCGATCAAGGCGCAGCAGGCCTGGCGCAAGATCATCGCCCGGATGCGTTACAACCTGCCGGGGCTGAAGAACGGCGTCGATGTAACCACGACGCCGGAAGGCTTCAAGTTCGTCTTCCTGCAATTCGTGAAGCAGCTCCGCGACAAGCCCAAGCTCAACGAGATGTACGGCCTGGTGCAGGCAAGCACGTTCGACAATGAGTTGAACCTGCCCAGCGACTACATCGAATCGCTGATGGAGTCGTATCCACCGCAGCTGATCCTCGCTTACTTGAACGGCCAGTTCGTCAACCTGACCTCTGGCTCGATCTACCACACGTACGACCGCAAACTGAATCAGTGTTTCGACACTGTGCAGCTGGGTGAGCCTCTGTTCATCGGCATGGACTTCAACGTCGGCAAGATGGCGGCGATCACGCACGTCAAGCGCGATCAAGGGCTACCTCGCGCGGTCGATGAGTTGATGGATGGCTACGACACACCGGACATGATCCGGCGCATCAAGGAACGCTACTGGCGCCACAACGGCAACGACTTTGAGAAGACCTGCGAAATCCGGGTTTACCCGGACGCCTCCGGTGATTCACGCAAGTCGGTCAATGCCAGCGTCACCGATATCGCCATGCTCAAACAGGCAGGCTTCGCGGTCATCGCGCCGGCTGCCAACCCGCCAGTGAAGGACCGGATCAACGCCATGAACGCCATGTTCTGCAATGCGCAGGGCGAACGGCGCTACCTCGTCAACCCGTTCACATGTCCGACCTATGCCGACGGCCTTGAGCAGCAGATCTGGGCGCCCAACGGCGAGCCGGACAAGAGCCAAGGCAATGACCACGCCAACGACGGCGGGGGTTACTTCATTCACCGCGAGTATCCGATCGTTAAACCGGTCACCTCAATGAAAATGGGAGTCGCCCGATGACGGACGTCACTTTTACCCGCCCCGAGTACACAGCGGCGCGATACCGCTGGCGCTTGGTGCGCGACGTCTGCAAGGGTTCGGAAACCATTAAGGCTGCCGGTGATTACTACCTTCCACGGCCGAACGCCTCTGACGAAAGCCAGGACAACAAGGCTCGCTACGACGCGTACAAGAAGCGCGCCGTGTTCTACAACGCAACGGGCCGGACGAAACACAGTCTAGTGGGGGCAGTGTTCCGCACCTGGCCAACGCTGACCGTTCCCGGCGCCCTCGACTACGTGTCGAAGGACATCGACGGGCAGGGCGTGAGCATCTACCAGCAGTCGCAGTCGGTCATCGGGCATCTGCTCGAAGTCGGCCGTCACGGGTTGCTGGTGGATTACGCGGCGGTCGTGGCCGGATCTGTGAGCAAGGCAGACGAACAAGCCGGTCGAGCCCGGGCGAACGTCGCCAGCTACCCGGCCGAGGCGATCATTAACTGGAAGACTCGCCAAGTCGGCGGCCAGCATCTGCTGAGCCTGGTCGTGCTGCGTGAGACGGTGGATGTCGACACTGACGACGGCTTTGGTAGCGAGCAGGTCGTTCAATTTCGAGTGCTGCGCCTGGATGCTGCCGGCGTCTACACGCAGGAGGTGTGGGAAGAGGGTTCGAGCCAGACGGCAATGATCATCGCACCCTTCACCCCATTGAATGGCCTCGGCCAACCGTGGCGCGTGATCCCGTTCCAATTTCTGGGCAGCGAGAACAACGACACCAGCATCGATGACTCACCGCTTTACGACATGGCTGAAATCAACATCGGCCATTACCGCAACAGCGCGGACTACGAAGAGGCGGCCTACCTGGTGGGCCAACCTCAGCCGTGGATGGCAGGGTTGGATGAGCAGTGGCGCGACCACATGGAGAAGGGCGGCATTTTCCTCGGCTCCCGTGCACCTTGGCTGCTTCCGGTCAGCGGCACGTGCGGCGTCTGGCAGGCTCAACCCAATACGGTGGCCAAAGAGGCAATGGACAGCAAGAAAGAGGACATGGTGTCGCTCGGCGCCCGTCTGATCGAGCGAGGCAGCGCGGTGAAGACCGCGACCCAGGCTGACAACGACAGCGCCGCGGAGCACAGCGTTCTGTCTCTGGTCGTGAGTAACGTCAGCGAGGCCTACAGCCAGTGTCTGGTCTGGATGGCTGAGTTCGTGAACGCTCCCGGCGAAACCCTCTACAAGCTCAATCAGGACTTCAGTCAGATCACCCTGGACGCAACGATCCTGTCCGCACTGTTCAACGCAGTGCAGGGCGGCAAGTTGCCGGCGGGCGACTTCTGGCAATACCTGCGCGATCGCGGGGTTATCGATCCCGAGAAGACCGACGACCAGATCCGCGACGAACTGGAAACCGAAAGCCCTGGGCCTGCGCTGGACGACACCGAGGTAATCCCGAATGGCGGCAAACAAAGCAATCCTTGATGCCACGATTCGCCACGCCGTTTTCCTCGAGCAGTTGAAGTCGGGGGAGGTCGCCAAGTTCGGGCCTTTCCTCAAGGAGATCGACCGCTCGATTCGTGAGCGACTGACTCGGACCGACCTGACGGATTACACCGTTGCTCGGCTGGAGCGATTGCTGAGCGAAGTCGATAGCCTGCTGCTGGGCATCTTCAATCGGTACAGCGACAAGCTGAACCTCGACCTGATCGACATTGCGAACTACGAGGCTGAGTTCGAAGCGACCAGCCTGACCCGAGCGGCACCGGTGGGCGTCTCGTTTGATGCGGCGGTACCAGGTGCTGCTGCAATCAGGACGGCCATCCTCGGCAACCCGCTCAGCGTGCGCGGCGCGGATGGCGGCAAGCTGCTCAAGTCGTTTATTGATGGCTTCACCGCCACCGAGCGGCAACGCCTCACTGGTGCGATTCGGCAGGGCTTCTTCGAAGGCCAGACGAACTTCCAGATCATCAAGAACATTCGTGGAACCAAGGCGCTTCAGTACAACGACGGCATTCTGGCCACGACCAACCGGAACGCTGGTGCCGTGGTCAGAACGGCGGTGCAGCACGTTGCCACCCAGGCGCGCATGGAGACGCTGAAAGAGAACTCCGACGTCGTGCAGGCGGTGGAATGGGTCAGCACCCTGGATACGAAGACGACCAGTCAATGCCGGACGCTCGACAAGCAGCGGTTCAAGCTCACCGAGGGGCCACGGCCGCCGATCCATATCAACTGTCTACCGGGTTACACGCTTGTATCGGCCAGTAGCGGGATCGCGGGCACCAGTAAACGGTGGTTCGATGGTGAAGTGGTCGTCTTCAAGACTGCCTCCGGTCGTGAACTCACCTGCACCCCAAACCACCCGATATTGACGGACAAGGGCTGGTTCTCGGCGCAGGCGCTCAATCTCGGAGGCAAGGTAGTCTGCGACAGCAGCAGTAAGTGGGCTGTTGGCGTTGATCGCCACGGCGATGACGTGCCATCCAGCATTCATCAGGTGACGGAAGCGTTCCTCAGTCATGAGGGCGTGTTGTCCGTACCAGTGCCAGTGGCCGCCCCAGACTTCCACGGCGACGGGATGGGCAGCAAGGTCGCAGTTATAGGGTCCGATTGGATGCTGGGCTACGGGGTATATGCCGCGCTCGACCAGCATCGCAAAGACCTGGCGCTCGTAAGCCGAAACCCTGCTCTTGCTGGTCTTGTTCGTATTGGCGCGCTTGGCTTTCTCCTCGGCACTCTGCGTTCTGCCTCTCGCTGCCTCGTTGGCACTTTGGGCAAGGCGCGCTCGCTCTTCCGCAGGAGTCACGGCCATTCGAGCGAATTGCTGCTCACTCCGGTTCCTCACGGGGATGCCAGCCAGTTTGAGATGTCGGACGACGACATTTGGTGCGACTTGGAAATGCTTTGCGATTCCGGAGACTCCAGTGCCTTTGTTGAACATTTCGATAGCCTCATCAACGGGGATATCTACTCGGGCGGGGCCGGAAACTCGCATTTCGATGCCGCTGGCTCTGAGGGCTCGGTAGATCACATCACGACTGACGCCCAGCTTGCTGCAAAGATCCTTAACGGAGGCTCCGGCGCTGTATTCCTTGATGAGATTGTCAGCATCCGGAAGCAAAACTTTTCTGGCCATGTGTACAACCTCGAAACGGTAGAGGGCTGGTATTTCGCTGCTGGAATAGTAACACACAACTGCCGGTCTACCGTTGTAGCGGTTACTCGCTTTAGCGCTCTGTTCGCCAAGGACGCCACGCGGGCATCTATCGGCGACAGCGGCGCCCAGCAGGTGAGGGCAGACCTCAGCTATTACGACTGGCTCAAGCAGCAGCCGGCGGCGTTCCAGGACAAGGCTATCGGCCCCGTCCGCGCGAAGCTGTTTCGCGAAGGCGGCCTGAGCATCGAACGATTCTCCGAGTTGCAGCTTGATCGCAATTTTGCCCCGTTGACCCTTGCTCAGATGAGAGCGCTTGAGCCCTTGGCCTTCGAACGCGCTGGAGTCTGAGCGCCAAAGTACGCCCAGCAAAGCGCCACCGTCCAAGTTGCAGCCGCGACGATCGGTGGAGTGACGAACACAAGGAAGCACAGAAGAAGAATTGCTGTGAGCCTTTTGTGTTGGCGAATCGCTGCGAAACCAGCCGGAGCCATAAAGAGGCAGGCAATCAGGAAAACCGCAAATTCGTTTGGCGTGACGTGCATCGAAAACTCCAGGTTCTGGTGGTGGATGCCTCAAGGGTAACGACTCTGCAAAAGTTTTCACGCCAAAACTAGGTCTAGAAATTCCATCTGCAGGCAGGGCCTGCACCAACGTCTCTGGGAGACAACCAATGCTGAAATTCCAACTGGATACCCTGGAAGGGGTAGATGAAGCCGTGCGCGCCCTTTACACCGAGAAGGACGGCAAGTTCGTACTCGGCATCGAAGGTCTGCCACAGCCCGAGGATGTCTCAGGCCTGAAGTCCAAAGTTCAGGAACTGCTGGACGAGAAGAAGGCTGCCGACAAGGCACGCAAGGACGCCGAAGACCAGGCCCGCTTGGAGCGCGAAGAGAATGCCCGCAAGTCCGGCAACGTCGAAGAGCTCGAACGCTCCTGGTCCGAGAAGTACAACCGCCGCGAAGCTGAGCTGAACGGCATGCTGGAACAGGAGCGTGGAACGCTGAGCACTCAGATCCGGGATCTGACCGTCGGCCGTACCGCTACTGACATCGCGTCTGCCCTGGCAATCCCAGGCAGC